CATAACTGCCCGCGTTGGTGTAGCTTTCCGGCGCGGAGATGATCCGCTCGCGGTAGCGTTCATCGGTCTCCACGTCCGCACCGCCGCTGCTGGGGGTGGGGTTACGCACGCTGACAGCAAAGGGCAGTGGGGTGTCCAGCGCGTTCAGACTGTCGATGGCCCAATCATTGCCGCCGGTACCGGGCGTTTCACAGGTGGCGCTGACCTGCCCGCCAGTGTCGCCGAGGGGGATCAGCACATCGGCATCGGTGATGAAGCTGACGCGCCCGTCCTGGCTCAGGACGCGGGTGCCGAAGGGGATGCGTTGGGGCGAGGTGGCAGGCTCTGACAGCGTGAACGCAAGCGTTGTACGGGCCGGTTGCGCCAGCAGGCGCGGGGTGCCGACCAGATCGCCCAGATAATCCAGCATCGGCGCGCGGCTGGTACGCACCAGCAGTTGCTCGCCGGTGTGCTGGATGGCGGCCAGCAGCTGCGATTGCGAATAGGCGATGAGGTTGATGAACAGACGTTCGATTTGCGCAGGGAACAGCGTTTTGCCCGCCGCCGTTTCATACCAGGCGATGAGGTCGGCCTCAATCGCCTGCGGGTCGTTGTGGACGAACTCAGGCGCGGGCAGCGTGTTCATACGCAACCTCACTGTCCCGGAGGACACCGTCTGCGGCCTGCCAGATCACACGCAGCACGATGTGGTGGCCCTCCACCCGCACCTCGATCCTGATGACGTCGGCGCGGGTTTCCCAGCGGCGGATGGCGGTGATGGCCTCGCGCACCAGATGCGGGGTGGCGCGGTGGACCGGCCAGTCGAGATAACGGTGGCCACCAAAACCGAAGTCGGGGCGGTGGCGGTCGGTGCCTTTGGGGGTGGAGAGAATGATGCCGATGGCCTGGTCGATGTCCGCCCAGCCGGAGGCCACCTCGCCCAGTGCATGCAGGCGCGGCTGCCAGTGGGCGCTGCGGATGTCGGCAAGGGTGGCGGGGGTGGTCATGGCGGCAGGATAGGGAGTCGTCTGGCGGAATGCTTTTAATCTGGTTTAAAGAATCGCGTTACGCCGGAATGGAGGTATTGCCAAGGCCGGGCGTGACTTTGGTATGGACGTGGGTATCGCCAATCTGCGTACCGCGATGGGTGACGCTGCTGCCGGTGACGGCAAGATCGCCCTCAATGGTCGTATTGCCGGTGATGGTGACAGTGGGCGCATCGAGGGTGACGCGGGTGCCTGCCTGCACCAACGCCGTCCCGGCGGCGATGATTTCGATGGTGCCGACGCAGTTGATTTTGTGGGTATGCGTGGCCGGGTCGTAGAGCACTTCGGTGCCATCGGAGAAGCGGACATATTCTTGATGGTTATCGATCACCGGCGGCGGTTCCGGGCCGGAATAGATTGAGCCCAGATACGCGCCATCCACGCCGTTGGCGGTTAGCAGAATCTGCACGTGTGCGCCCAGGTCGGGCAGGCTTCGGTGTTTGTTGTGGTGGGTATTGCGTTGGGGGACGTGCAGCCAGTACGTGACCAGATGGTCGCGTTCGGGCAGTTCCACACGGATGCGGCAGGTGGTGGCATCGACAGCCGTGACACGACCAAAGTGCAGGCTGGCGGCGCTGTTGTCATCATTGAGCATGGTGCATTCCTATCGGGTTCTGACGGTCTGGCCGTCCTGGATGCCGTAAACGGCGAGGCGGCGTGCGGGCCGGGTGGACGGTATGGCAGCAGCGGGAGCGGTGGTGTCTGTTTCCCGCACGCGGCAAAATTCGATGTCTGTGGTGTAGCCGCCGCTGCGGCTCAGGGTATGGCGGCTGGTTTGAATCAGGTAATGGCCGTCCAGCCGACCCGCGCCGGTGAGCGCCAGGACGCTGCCTGCGACCAGGTGTGGCCTGCCCTGTAACCGGGCGCTGCCCTGGGTCTGCTCACGGTTGGCGCGGGCCAGTTCGCACCGCGCCCTGGCATCGGCCTGTGCGGCGCTGCGCGTGCGTGTGGCGCGCTTGGCAGTGTCGGCGCTGGTGGTGATTTTGGATGCGCTGCTGGGCGCAGCCGCCACCGTGCCATCGTTGCTCACCGAGTAACTGACCAGTTGGTTGGTGGCCGGATTGTGGCTCTTGACGGTGACCGCTTTGGGCACGTCCTTGATCTGGTCGCGGATGCGCCAGCCGGGCGCGAAGTCGGACATGTCCACGCTGGCAATGGGTGTTTGCGCCATCAAATCGGCCATTGAGTGAAAGACAAGGCGGTGTGCGACCACCTTGAAGGCGTAATCGTATTCGCCTGCGAGCTTGGTCAAAAACACGCCATCGGATTCAGATTGGGTGAGCCGATCCAGTGCGATGGGTTCGATTTTGCCGGTCAGTTCAAGACCGTGGCGGGCGGCGATGCGCTGGGCGACCTTGTCCAGCGTGGTGTTTTCGTAGGCCACATGTTCGATGGTACGCAAGGACTGGCCGATGCTGGCCGCCAGGGCGCGGATGGACACGGTATCGGGGCCGCCTGCAAACTCGATCTCGTCGATCTGGAAGGTACCTGCTTGCACCAGGTCTTGCCCCTGCCAGCCCAGCGCGAGCGTCAGTGTGTCGCCCTTGCCCGGATACCAGTTGTTTTTCCAGCGCCCATCGACATCTTCAAGTTCCAGCTCCAGTTCGTCAGACTGGCCGGTCAGATAATCGGCCCAGGTCAGCGAGAGCAGGTGCGCGGACAGGTCGCTGGTGACATCGTTTTGCGCGTAAAGCACGGAAAACCGGCTGCGCGGCATCCCGGCGGGAAGGCGCAATGCGTCCATCATCGCATCCACGGCGGCAGCGTCCGTGTGTCCGCTTCACGTGGCAGGACGGGAATCGCCAGCACGATGCCCGCAGGCAAGACCGGCGTGATCGGCACGTGCGGGTTGGCGGCGATGATTGGCGGGTAGCGGTAAGCGTTGCCGTAGTAGCGCCAGGCGATGGCATCCCAGGTCTCGCCTTCGATGGTGGTGTGGGTCAGGTACGCCATCATCACCGCCTCCGCATCGCCACATCGGCGGTGATCTTCAGCAGCACGGTGCGCGCCTGGTCAAACAGCTGCAAGGCACTGTTGCCCGCCTGTTCGGCATTGACCAGTTGTTGCAGGATCGTGGCGGGGTGCGGGGCGTTCAACCGGGTCTGCATGGCCTGTACTTGGGAGGCAAGGTCACTGCCCAATGGCAGGAGGGTGGCGGCTTCCGCCAGCTTTTGTCCAAGCTGCTGCACGGTGGAAACGAACCCGACCGCCTGCCCAAGCGACCCCATGATGCCGGGGACGAGGGCCATCGCGGCCACCGGCAGCAGGTGTTGCGCCTGTTGCAGGGTCTGGCTTGCAGTGCGGAGGATGTTTTCAGCCTGGCGCGCCGCAGTGGCCAGCGCCTGTGCAGCGGTCAGTGGCTGCTCGGTGCGGGTGAGCAGCCCCGGCTGCACGGGCGGATTGGCGGCGGGATTTGCATCTGTGCCGGCCAGTGCCGGACGCGGTGCGGGTGGGGTAAATTCACCGGTATATTCGCGCAGGGTGAGTTGCAACTCGGCACTGATGACGCGCCCGTTGGCGGTGGTCTTTTTGGTGGTGAGTGCGCCTTCGACAATGATCCACGGGCCAAGATAGGTGCCATCGCCCATGACCAATGCCAGCGGCTGCTGTGCGGCGGTGGCTTCGCGGATGGCGCGCAGGCGGGCATCGACATCGTGCAGGCGCTCATGCAGCAAAATCGTCCAGTTGATGTCTTCCAGTTCGCCGCCGACCGCCTCGACCAGCGGTTTGCCCGCGATGCGCGCGTGTTCGACAAAACGCGCGGCAAAGCGCTGTTCGCTGCCGCTGGGGCTGCCGATGACTTCAAATTCAATCTCGCCCAGAATCGCCCACATCGTGTTCAATCCCCGATGATGCCGTAGTCACGGCGGCGTTTGCGGAGTTCACGTTCATCCACAATGCGCTCGACCTGGCGGCGCAAATCGTCATTGGCGTTGCGCAAGGTCGTGTCCAGCGCCTGTTCAATGCCATCCCCTGGCCCACCCTGTACGTTGATGGTGGGCGAAAAGTGGATGACGATGCCTGCACTGCCCGCCATTCCGGCAGCGTGGCTGCCGTCCTGTACACGCGCGGGCGGCGGCGGCGGCGGGATGGCAGGTGCCTCCGGCACGGCAAACGCGGGCGCGGCCAGCGTCACGGCGGTGGCCGTTGCCATCCCCAACGCGGCCTGTCTGACCAGTCCCTGTGCGCCGGTGATCCCCTTTGCCGCCCCCTCGGGAATGCCTGAACCCAGTTCCATGAACACGCGGCTGGGGCTGTTGATGCCCAGCGTGTCGCGGAACCACCCGGTGACGCTCTCGCCAATGCCGACAATGGCCTCCTTGGCCGCGCCGAATGCGCCGGTGATACCGCCGACCAGGCCAGCAATGATCTGTCTGCCAAAGTCGCTGAAGCTGTCCGGCAGGTCCACGCCGAACCAGTCCATCACCCCGGCAAAGGCGTTATAGAACACATCCAGCGGTGACCAGTCCGCAATCAGGCTGGAGATGCCTGCAAGCCCGCCGTCAAAGGCACCGGCCAGCGTGTCCCACGCGCGCGCGAAAAACCCGCTGACACCGTCCCACGCGCGGCTGAACAGGCCGCTGGCGGTTTGCCAGTCGCGGCTGGTCTGGGCTTTGATGCCATCCCACGCACGACTGAATACGCCGTTGATGCCATCCCACGCCGTGCTGAAAAACCCGCTCACGCCCTCCCATGCGGTGCTCAGACCCGAGCGCAGGCCGTCAATCAATCCGCCGCCAAATGCACTGAAGCTGTCCGGCAGGTCAACTCCGAACCAGTCCATCACACCTGCAAACGCCTTGTAAAACAATCCCAGCGGCGACCAGTCGAGGATCAGCGCGGAACCCCCCGCAATGCCGCCGTCAAAGGCGGTGGTGATGGTGTCCCAGATGCTGCCAAATACGCCGGTAATGCTGTCCCACGCGGCGCTGAAGGCGACCTTGATCCCCTCCCATAGCCGGGAGAAAAACCCGCTGATCGGCTCCCAGTATTTGTAGATCAGATACGCCGCGCCCGCGATGGCGGCAACGGCGATCCCGATGGGGTTCATCAACATCGCCCGGCCCAATCCCAAGACCGCCTTGGTAGCCACGCGCAGTCCTGTGACCAACCGGCCCGCCAGCGCACCGGACAGCGCCCGCACGGTACCCAGCTTGGTCAGCAGCGCGCTCCGCGCCAGCAGTGTCCCCGAACGCAGCAACGCCATCTGCGCCTGTGCCAGCGCCATCCCGGCGCGCAGAATGTGCAACGCTTTTGCACCCTGCGTCCACACGATCATGACCTGCCGCCAGGCGAAGGTTCCCGCCACGGTCGCTACGCGCATGCCGACCACGCCCGCCACAATGGCACCAATGGCCGTCACCACGCCCGGGTGCGCGCGCACAATATCGGTGATGCCTGCCACAAATGGCTTCAGTGTGTTGGTGATGCTCAACAGGGCGGGCAGCAACGCCGTGCCGATATCCATCGCCAAAGCATTGACATTGTTTTTGAGCTCCCTCATCTGTTCGATGGGGGATTCATCGCGCAATTCTTTCAAGGCTGACAGACTGCCTTCACCCGATGCGCCGGTCATCTCCTTGTACGCATCGCGGTTGGTGTGGATGGACAGCGCAAAGCGGGCTGCGTTGGCATCTTTGAAGACCTCGCCAAGGCCCATCTCGGAGAGCATGCTGGCGATGCGGCCGTCATCATCGCCCTGCAATAATGCCTGCTGGTCTTTGGCGCTCAAGCGATCACGCATGAATGCACCCGCCAGTTCCAGACTGGCCTGATACTGGCTCAGGCCGGACTTCTGCAAATCGGCCATCGAGGTGGCGTAGTCCACGCCGACACGCTCATACGCGGCGGCGACCTTGGAATCATTCAGGGTGCTCAGCCAGCTTTGCAGCCCGGCCTGGGCATTGGCCGCGCCCATCGTACCCTCGGCCACCTGTAAACCGGCTGCCAGTTCGGCAATGGCCGTATCTCCCTTTAACCCTGTGGTCTTGATGACATCGCCCAGTTGTGCAAACGCCTCGATCATCATGTCGGGCCTGAATTGGCCCTGCTGGCCGATGGCAATCAGCCGCTCAATGCCGCCCTGCATGCCTTCGCGGTCTGTCACGCCCATATCGCGCAGCGCCAGCATCGCGCCGGTGGTCTGTTCGGACGAGGTGCGCAGCGCGGTCATGACGTTGCCCATCAGGCCAAGCTGGCTGTTGACCTCTTCAACGCTGGAACCTCCGGTGATGAGTTGATGCGCGCCCAACGCCAGGTCATCGCGGCTCTGGTTGGTCGTGGACACATTCACCCGGATGGCATCGCCCAATGCGGATTCCTGTTCAGCGGACAGCCCCCCTTTGATGCGGGTATCGCGCAGGGTATCGGCAAACGCCGCCGCCTGTCCGGCGGTCGCCATCACGCCCTTGATCGTCCCCCACGCCGCCATCGCGGTGCCTGCAAGCTGTCCCCAGCTTTGCTTGCCCGCCGCGAGAGCGGCGTTGCTGTGCGCGGCGGCGGTCGTCAGCTTGTCGTGCGCCATGCGCAC